ACCAGAATTCCTGATCGTATCTATAACCGACAATTCCAAAACATATTTATGAGGATAATTACTATCCTCAATAAGCTCTACACCACAGTTGTCACATATTACACTTTCTTTAATCAATTTTCATCCCTTTCTCTATAACTTTTACTCCACCAACACCTACCATAAATCTTCCCATGTGTTTCCGGCATGTCCTGAATAAGTTCTTCTATACTTGAATAATGTTTATCAGTTATTCCTACCAAAACATCCTCACCTTTTGGTGATTTTCGGTATTCCCATTGATATACGGCAACTTTCCTATTCTCAATCATTTGCCCACCTTTCAGCATTCTTTTGAAAAAGTTTTTCAAGAACTTCTTTAGCGTCATCATAGACAACTGAATCATCTTTCTCAAATACCACTGAAACAAGACCAGTGTTTATTCTACCGTGACCACCACCTAGTGCGTCATCAAACGCTCTTTCAGCAATGTGTTGTACCATTTCTTTATAAGTTTTCATACAATTCTCCCTTCGAATGCCTGATTTCCAATTTTAAATTCTATACGACATACAGTAAAATCTTCGATATCTTGATATTCGAATTTTACGTCTTGTTCATTTAGCTTAAACAACTTTAAAAATTCCTCAACCGCCGTATCTAAATCAATATCTATATCATCATATGGGTAGTAAAGTTCATATTCGTTTTCATCAATCTCTTCAAAACCATCGACTACCTCAAATGGTTCATTTGTGCTCAACATTAAATCCATATCAATCCTTTCTAAACTTGAACTTTCACTTTAACTTCCGACACCTTCAACGCCCCGTCAATCATCAATAAAGCATCATTATACTGCTTTCTAGCACTTTCAATTGTTGGGTAATGGTTTGGCTTAAACCGCTCTGGCTCATCATTCGTATAATCGAACCAAATTTTATACACACCCTTTTCTGCCGTGTTTCTCTTCATAGAGTTGATGATCTTTTTAATGGATTTCTCAGCGTTCGCTCTGGAGTCCAGGAACTTAGCCTTGCTCACATCCACGATATCACCTTGTGCAGAAACGAGTACCTTTTCTCCAGTAGAATCAACCATTGTCAAAATGTACTTAGTAGTTTCCATTACATTACTTTCTAGAATTTGCTTTAACATTATTTCTCCATTTCTCTGTCATCACAGTAAGACTCACCGAGCCAAATCACTACTCCCATTGAAATAAACAAAATAGCTACCCTCAAAACGGTCCCGAATTCTTTGAGAACCGTCTCATCAACAGATAAAACCAAAACGGTGGTTATTACTACCAATAACCCGATTATTGCTAAAATGTTTAGAATAATTCCTTTTACTAAGCCCATATCAATCCTTTGTCAATATTTTATGAGTATTGTAAGCACTTGCGAAAATATCACCAAGCACGACCTCTTTAATCAACTCTCCAGCTTCGTTGTAAATGTACATATATCTAGCGTAATCTACGATCCCTTTGTCATTGATTTCTTCATCAAGATAGAAATAATCAATCTCATCAGCAAACTCAATTAGCCACTTCGTACCGTGACTATGGGAAACTGTCCAACCAAAACGTGTCTTTCTGATTTTAGCGTCTTTTGTGGTTGTTAAGTTCTTTAGGATAAATCTTTCGTTTTCTCTATGACCTTTGACAGCCAAGTAACGTTGAATAAATGTTTTCATATTAAGCCTTTCTTACTTTATATACTATTATACCGTAACTTAGCTTAGAGCTTGCTTAATCTGTGTATGAATAACTCATTTTTCTCAAATTATCCTCTAATACCCGTTGATATGCCTTGTACGAGTAATAAGAACGTTGCATTTCCCAACCATTAATTGTGTTTTCTGCGGCAAAATCCCAAACAGTTTCTTTTCTACCTTCAGCATTATCTTTAATGTCATCTGAGAAACTATTATAATCCTGAGTAGCGGTTCTCATATAGAACACACTATCTAATCCTGGGTCATATTCTGCGTCATAGTCTTTGAGAGTTTTCGTAAACTCATCAAAATCTTCCTGAAGTCTTTGGCGGATAGTTTTAGATTGGTTATACTCTTCTTCTAATTTAGCTACCAATTCAGCGTTTGTCAAATTCTTAGATTGTATTAATTCAATTAATTCTCTCATTTTAAGCCTTTCTAACTTTTATACCCTATTATACCGTAAATAAGCTTAGAGCTTGTTTAAAATTGTACTCTAGTGAAAATTCCACACTTAGGACATTTGAAGGATGTTCCCCAAGGGATTAATGATTCAGTATTTTGACATTTTCTACAAACCCAATCAACTCTTTTTACAATTCTCATTGTAAAACTTCTCCTGGTTTCAAAATTTCTTTACCCTTTTCGAGAAACTCAATCTCAATATCTTCAATGCTCGCCGAAAAGTTCATCAGGTGTTTACCGTAAATTTCAAGGTCGAGATAATCACCCCAATCATTAGGAATACAGTCAGGTACATAGTCATCTGAGATTTCCCACATACCGATTGAGTCACCTCTAAGGGTGTAAATTCCTGTGTCTACGACTTTGTAATACAAATTACAAGTCGGTGTCAAATCACACAATAACGCCCCGAAATACTCAACTTCAAGAGTATATAAGTCAATAGAAATTCTACAATAGCCGTCACCGTCACTGAATTCATTATATGTATCCCAGAATACGATGTCAAGGGTGCGTTGACCCTTCTCCGTCAAAGTAGCCATTACACAACCTCTTTATGGGACTCTTCCCATTTAGTTCTGTCTTCAGCCGTAACTTCAACTTCTTTGAAGTATTCACCGGAATAACCATCTGCCGCAGCATTGTTCGCAGCATTATAAAGGTTGCTCACCAAAGTTTTGATTGATTTAGGATTTCGGTTGATTTTCTTGTTACCCTTTTCGTGTTGCCAAGACTGACCGACTTCCAATGAGTAGCTGTACGCCTTAACCAATTCTTCTAGTGTACCGACCTGATAATAATATCTTGTCTCTCCGCCAAAACGCCCACTTTTACTCTTCTCAATCTTATAAATCTTTTTAGCTCTTGCCATGTCAAACCTTTCTGTTTTAAATTGTTATATATACTATTATACCGTAAGTAAGCTTAGAGCTTGCTTAAATTTGGTAATCGTTGACAATTTCTTTTTTAGTTTCTTTCACCGACAATATTTCAACACTAAGCAACTCTGCATCAAGTAAAGCATCCATAAGATCTTCACCCTGAGTTTCTAGGTATTCTTTCTGAAGAGCAATTTCTTGCTCCAGAGAATAATCTTCATCGCACTCATATACTTCTGTTTCATATTCTAACGTAATTTTGTATTTCACTTTCGCTTCTCTATTCATTCTCTATACCCATCATATATTTCTATTCTTTTATCTAGACCGATTATCTTGGAACGAGTTAAAATGATCGGAAATTTCACTAAATCTTTAAAATCATAAAGTTCATCTATGGAATTAATATCAATATCAATTTCCCAATATTCTCTTTCTACTTCACAAACCCAAACATCACCTTCAACAAGATGATTCCTACCACCAAGCCAAAAATTCTGTGCAAATTGCTTATAAACCGTTCGACCTTCCATATTATATCGACGTTCTACCCACCCGACCAATTCAACTGCGTCAGGATGAGGAGATTCTCCCCGATTCGTAGTCCTTGTAATTTCAAATTTCATCTAAGCCACCTTTGCCTTTAATGCGTTGTACATCAACATTTTTCTCTTTGCCTCTTTTCTCGTTGAATAAATATCAGCAACGATCGTTGGGATAATTCCCTCTTTGTCACGTCTGAAGAACGCATTCATCCCAAATGCCACATCATATTTATGACAAGCTTCGCGAATTTCACTAAGATTCTCCTCTTCAAGATACACTTCTTCGTGTTCGTGAGTGTGATATTTACTCCTAATGTTCTTCAACTCTTCCGGAAGCTCATAGTCATTTATATAAGTTTCTGGCGACATATTAAACGCTCGCATCCCCAAAAGAGGATACATAGAGTTTACGTCCACCGAGACCAACCAACCGTGCTTTCCCTTTTGAGGTTGGCGTACATAACCACCGACAATCGTCTTGTCTAAGTGAGATTTTCTATCGAATGGCATCACGAGGTTTTCCTTCATTGCCAAATTCGTTAGATATTGACCCCAAGGCTTAACCGTACCAAACGCATCATCCATATTAATCCCCATCATAGTGGCGAGAATTTTCATAAGTTCAATCAGTTTCAGTTTGTCTTCCAGTTCTTTAAGGAGAATAACGTCCTGAATCGAATAGTCTAGGAATTTATCAATGTCTCCGTGGTAGAAATCAATAATGTCATTGAACTCACCGTAATCAACTTTTCCTGAACCCTGACCAAGTTCTTCTTTGACAATATTATCCAATCCGTACGAAACTTGTGGTTTGAAAACAAATTTCTTATACGCTTGCATCATATCTATCAAATATATACCTTCCCAGTCGAAGTTTACGCCTTCCATAGTCTTGATTTCAGTGACTTTTCCAATAGGGGACAATCTCCTATGATTAACCCCGTCTATATTCATAGCTCGGTGTGTGATATAAGGAAAGTCAAAATAGTCTCCATTCCAAGCCGTTATAACTGTGGGTTCAAGGTTTTCCAATAACTTAAAGAAATCTTTGAACAAATCCTTTTCTTCATAGTAATGTTTGAAAATCAAGTTTTTGTATTTTTTAAACTTCGTTTCATCTTTCATTTTATCTAAGCTCAGGATGATTATTTTGTCTGTGTATGAATCATATATCTGAATCTGCGAAATTGGTTTTTCAGCCAACTGAGGGTCAGGAAACGACTTATCCGTCGGGTCATCATTCATAGTTTCAATATCCAGGAACCAAATACGCATATCATTGTTCTTCCCGTTTTGAAAAAAGTGGTCTTGGATGAATTGATATTGTGGTTGTTGACCACCGAAGACCTCTTTCCCTATTGAATCCATCAATCCCCTATACTCCTTTGCTTCCTTAGAATCATTGAAAACTTTTGGGATTAACTTCACGCTCGGGTCAAGGATATAACTATGTACTCCATCAGGGTGTCGTTCAAAATATTTCGTGGGTGGATTTATCTTTTGAATCCTGACTTGATTAGTTTCCGTGTTTCTTGTCCTACAAAAATAGTCCCAACCACTTTTCCAAACCTTCTCGTATTGTTCATTTTCAAATTCCATTACACGCCCCCGAATATTTTTCTTAAAATGATCTGGTAATTCTGACCTTTTTTATAATTGAAATCTACCGCAGTTGTGATAAGGGTGGAAACTGGGACGGATAAATTGTCGTGTTTAATCCAAGCTTCATAAAGATGCCCGACATTGAACATATACGATGCTTCCCTAATGTTGTTCAATATGAATGACATATAAAGAAAATTCGTAATGACGTACTTCCACCCAGCACGGCTTGCTACTTTTCTATAAAATGTGATTAGTTCCATAATTTCTCCTAATTAAAATTTATCAAAGAAGTTTCTACTTCTTTTTCACTTGCTTTTTGTAATACTGAAGCATTCACTGTTGCAACGTCGCTCTGGTATTGATCTTCATCTAAATCTGTAAATCTTACAGTTGAGAAGTCAGTTTCTACTAAGTGTGAGCTTAGATTTCCCGTATTCCTATTTTTCAAAAATTTGATCAAACTTTGATTCATTTCCCTAAGTTGTCCAGTAGAAAGTAAAGCCATTACATTATCAGCAGTTTGAATAACCCCTAATGAATCAGCGATACTATCTAGACCAGATTCAAGGTTGTCATATGCACCTCTGTTTAACTGTGCTGCCGTAAAAATTATCACGTCTTCTTTCTTAGAGAACCCGTGAAGTTCTTCAGCTATTGATTTATAGAACATATACCCACCAGCAGTTCCTAGAGAAACTCTGGTAGATGACATCAAACCAATATAGTCGATACAAATCAACTTTGGTACAAATCCGTCTTTAGATTTCAGTTCACCCAATAACGCCTTAAGGGTCAGTGTGTTAAATGTACCAGCTGGGTAATCTTTTATCACTAACCGCCCACTTAATTCTGAAATCTCAGACAATTTCCTCGTGAACTCAGCGTGGCTTAATTTACCCAAATCATTGGCTGGGTGATTTAATAGGTTGGCGTCTATTCTACGCCCGATTTCCATATCAGTCATTTCTAGTGAAATGAATAAAACATCTTCTTTGTTGATATACGCCGTACTTGCCGCAGACATCAACAAAGCTGATTTACCACCGTGTGACGGAGCAACTACCAAGTTCAGAGTTTTTGATCGCAAACCTGAACCCAAAGTTTTGTCTACTGATGGCAACCCTAAACTCAATCCCGTAATTCTTTGGGTATAATACGCAAATCTATCTTCTAAAGCTGATTCATCCTTATATGTCATACCAGTATCATAATCAAATGAAATACTTAGAGCTTTTTCTATCATTCCTATGATTGGTTCGAACGGCTGGTCAAGTTCAAGAATATCCGCACTTTTGAAAATTGCTTCTGATAATTCTTCACGTTGAATGTATTTTTCTGTTTGGTCAATAAGAAAATCTTCATTCTCGACGGGAGCTTCCATCATCACATACTTGTATTGGTCAATGACCTTTTCTTTTATTGAATCAGAAATATCACCGCTGTTTTTGATAAAAATACCTAACTCTTTAATGTTGGGTGCTTGGTCATAAACCTTGTTGTATTCAACTAAACTTTTGAAAATCTCATTGTTTTCCATCTGGTTGAAGTGTCCCTCTTTAAGGTGAGGGAAAACCTTTGCAAAGTAGTCTCCATCGACTACCAAATTCTTCAGAATTATATCTTCCATATGTGCTCCTAAATTATATTCTATTATTTTAAACTAAAATTTAACTTAAAAAGGCATATTGATTGAAGCGTTCCATTGTGAAATTTCGTCAACTATGCCTTCGATTAATTCTAGATGTTCATCTTTGGGCATATTTTTATCTAAAGTGATGCCAAATGCGTGAGGATGTCCTCCTGACGAAATATGCCAAGGGTTCTGGCTTACATACTTTAATACATCATCCCTAATTTTCTTAGCGTTTTCTTCTGAAATACGACTTGAAAATCTCACTGAAAGATTGTTTCCCTTGGTGTGGTATGGAAGGACATAGTAATCATATTGTGGGTAATCTTGTTGCCAGTTTGATTTATGTTTATCACAAAATGCTAGAAGGATATTGTCTTCATCATCAAAAACCACCAACCCATTATTTATGAGTTTCTCGAAATATTCATTCTTGTCCTTGATTGTGTCAGCATATAAAGTTTTGAAGAAAGTAGGGATTTTGAAATCGTTGTTAATCAAGTTTGATTTGAAACCTGACATTTTAATTTCCCAAAAAATTGAATTTAGAAACCAACCCATTTTGAAGTTTTTAGGTTCTTCGATTTCTTTGTATATATCATACGCATTAATCCAATCAACTATCTTACCAAGATCTTCATCTTTACTTTGGATGAACTGATAACACAGCTTTGTAGCCGAAGTTCCGATTTCGTGTTTGACATAAATATTAGTGAATTGCTTCATTTCTTCAAATAGTTCGGCTTCTTCACCCTCATATGGGTGGTGATCTATATAAATAATATTAAGCATCGGTCTAGATTCCGCTATACGCATCAATTCATTCAACCCGTCAGCGTCAAAACTCAAATCGGTCACAAATAAGGTTTTAGTGTGTGGTGTCATATCAGCATCAATTGCTTGTAAAGTTTCTTTAATATCATTGTATGATACGTGATAAGATTCCATCTCTGGGTATCTTGATCTTAAAACTATATTACACCCAGCACCGTCCATATCATTGTGACTCAAATTGTATCTTTCTGTCATTTCTTCCCTTTGTTATATTTGTCGTTTATTCTTGCAAGTTCTGTATCTGGCATTATTTCTAAGTATTGCTCAGCGACACTTGGAGAACAACGATAATATTTTATTATGTTAGCGAACGTCGATTCGTCAACTTTCTTCGTACCCTTTTCAAACGGTACAAAACCTTTGTCAACTAAATTATTGATGATGTCCCATTGGTGTTCGATTGGAATATCCTTAGTTGTGAACATCAAAGCAAAATCTAACGTATTTTCAAATCTCGCAAGGAGTTTATGGAACATAAACTCACTTACTTTTTGTTTTTCTGCTAAAGTCGGTTTGATTTTCTTATTAATGGCAGCATTCATCACGTCCCACATAGAACGTGATTTAGGGGCAGAATACTCTTCTAGAACCTTCTCAGGTTCAGGGGCAAGACCCCATTCCCCCATATCCATTATGCTTTCTCAGAAGTATGTGAACTAGAACTTTTTACATCAGCGACTGGACTGGTAGCTGGTTCTCTTTCAATACCACGAGCTTTCATCAGTGCGTCTACACCCAAATTGGCTTCTTCACCGAAAATGTCATAATAATATGTCACGGCATCATTAACGTTTTCGCCGTGGAACTTAAATGATTCCAATGATTTTTCGGCAACTTCTTTCAGTTCTTTATTATCGGGTTCAGCTTCTACACCCTTCATAATTGAAGAGTAAATCTGCATTGCTTGTTGAGCCAAATAATCATTTGAAATCACGCTAAACATCAAATCTTGTCTAACTGCTATCTCTTCTAATTTTCTTAAAACTTCTTTTTCCATATCATCCCCTATTTTCATTTATTATACTGTCCTAAACTTAACTTTAACTTAGTTTTCAAAGTCAAAGTCTTCATCATTGATATCACTATGTAAGAAAGTGTACTTCCTCTCAATGTAATTAGGAAAGTCAGTATCTCGAATCACAGTATCCCAAAATTCTTTTGGGTTTTCGTTGATTTGTTTTTCACGCCATTTTTTATCATCTGGCACGTTTGCCCTTGAATAATATCCCATTGTAGGTTTGGTGATATAACCACCCTCTAGAGCATCTTCAAGAATCCCATAATAAGGGTCAATACCACCATCATATTTGATTAGATATCGCAATTTAGTAAGTTCTTTACAGAACCTTGACTTCTTAGTTGTTGCCAAAATTAAAGCCCCCGTGACTTCCGTACTGGACGCCGTATCTTTTGCTCTTGCTTTTGAACTTCCTAGCACGATAGAACTTGATGCAAAATACAACCCTCTACCACCGCCGATCGCCAATGGGTCATACTGATTCATTGTATCATATACCTGATTCACGACAAAAATCGTCATCCCCATTCCCGTCATCAATTTAGCAAATGTGTTCTTTTTCTTTGCAACCGTGAAGTCTGCTGCGTCATTCCCCGTTTGAGCATCTTTTACTGTTTTCGAGGTAACTAACCCACCCCAACTATCAACAACCATCAAAATTTTCTTTCGTTCCGCTTTATCAAATTCATCACTGATTGCCATTACTTGTTGCTGAACATCTTCAATTTGGTTACTCTGAATGACAAGAAGTCTATCAAGATCAATTCCCACTGACTCAGCGAAATCATAATCGAACGCCATTTCAGTGTCAATGTAAATTACAATCCAATCATCGTCTATTTTCTGGGAGTTCTTAGCTACCTTCAACCCAACAAAACTTTTACCAAGAGAAGATGGTGCTGCGATCTGTGAAATTTTACCTACTGGGATTCCCCCAGTCAATCTTCCACTGAAAAGGATATTCAATACTAGAGACCCCGTGTTTATGAATTGTTGTTCTTCGTCCGTCTTTTCGAATATGTGATCTTTAATCGCCTTGTTTTTTGATAACTTCGCTATCATCGAGTTTTTCGCCATTTTGTTCTCCGTTGTAAAGTGTCTTAAATTTATTTGTTTCACCCGAATCAGAAGTTCTTAGTTCTTTCGGGACATTGTGTAATTCTTCCATCGCAAAAAATAAATCATCTAAGAATGAATTCATTTCCGTTTCACCGATAAATAAAACTCCATATTTCTCATTGATAGTCAGAGACCATTCTTGGTCATTAACCATAATTCTAAGAGGTTTCTTCAACACTTCATCAATCCTTAAAATAAGGATTCCGCTTTCATCAAACGTGCCGTCTGGGTGCACGAAATATATATTTTCGATATACCCAGGAGACGGAGTAACTGAGAAGAATATTCTCTCTTGAATAGGAGTAGTTTTTGTAAATTTCATCTTTATACCTTTAATCCCTATTATACTATTTTAAACTTAGAGTTTACTTAAACTTTACTTAAATTTCACATTCCCGTCTGAAATCAACTTCACTGAAAATGCTAGCAAAGGGATCTGTTTATTCTTCGCACGTTGAGAAAAATCTTGATAATCAGCCAACTCTAAAATCACCATTGGTTGAGACTCAGGTTTGAAAATGTCATCTAGGTGCTTATAAACATAGGTATAGAAGTTTTCCGGAATCATAATTTCATTTACTGCCGTCTTTATCTCTTTAAACTTTCTCTTTTTCATAGCATCCATAAGCCCTACAAAGGTGTCGTCTGGCTTAGAAATATTTGTGAATTTCAACACACCAGTCCCTGAATGCTTTTGAATGAACTGGAGCATATTTCTTGTTGATGGATATAACGTACTGACAACTTGTAAAACATCTTGTTTTTCATATTCGATATTTTCGTTTTCAAGAATAGCAATCAAACGCTTGAAAATCTGAACCCCTAATTCTTTCTTGTTCTGACTATAAATGTCATCAAGATTGAAAATCTGTAATCTATCTAAAAGAGGTTTCATAATTTTATCACTATAATTCCCAGTCAACATAAACCTAACATTTCTCGCGTGGTTTTCTAAATCTGAACGAAGTGTAGACTGTGCTGCGTCAGTGAGATAATCAGCTTCATCTAAACATACAATTTTATGTTTTCCGAGCATCGACCTACCCTTAGAAAATTGACCGATATCATTACGCATTACATCGATACCGTTATCCTTAGAACCGTTAATCCAAAGGGTCTCAGTATCTATTTCAGAAATAATAACGTTCATCAAAGATGATTTACCAGTTCCAGGAGTTAACCCAAATATACCTATATTCGGAATTTCACCATCTTGTAGCCAAGATTGAATAATTTCCCTTTCAGCTTCAGGTATGATCAAATCTTCTAATTTAGTTGGTCTGTATTTCTCAGCCCAAACATATTGTTCTTCATTAACGTTCATTATTTCTCCTATAATTCTATTTGTTTGAATAGTTCTCTAATTCTTTCCACTGACTCATCCTTAAATGTCAAAAACAACATTATAAATTTAAGTTTCCTTAGGACGTGGGTAACTGTCCTACCTTGTTCCCAATCATCTTTGTAAAATTTGACATACCACCAAGCAGTATAGAATTCAATATTCCCGTTCAGATATTCTTTTAAAACCTTTTGCGGGTCGATACTGGAACCATATGTGTTCTTAAGAAACCCCACGTCTTTACCGATATAATCTTGGTTATTCAAAATCTTATGTTTAAATTTCTCTATGTCTTTTAAGTCAACTTCCCGAAGTTCTTCAACTAAAGACCTAAATGAACTCGGAGTCTTGGTAAACATAATAAATACACAAGCAAGCACAAACGTTTCTTTCGTTCTAGTCTCCCACTTTTGGTGAGGAAATGACATTTTTATTTTTTCACGTGTTCCTGATTTATGTTTTGAGTGAAGTAGCCTATAATCTAG